GAACGCTTTGACGTGTTCGCTGTCTTTCTCCAGGGTTGCGAGGCTGTAGAAGTTGAGCCGGTCGTGAAGGTTGAACTCGCGGGCGTCAACGCCGCACTGGTTCAACCCTTTCAACAGGCCGCGATGAACGTCGGCAACGCTGAAATGGGGTCCAGGGTGAACCACGAGTACCTTCAAGGGGCTGTCCTTTGGGTAGATGTGTCAGGCGTAGACGTCGACGTCGACGACGCAACCGAGCGCGACCGGCTGACCGTTCGTATCCTCGAGCACACCGAAGTCGCGCACCTGTGACACGGCGTAACTACTGCCGATCGCCTCGATCGTTGCGATCACCGAACCGGTACCAGACGAAGCCAACATCGCCTCAAGGTTGTCCTCGGCGGCACGATTCGACGCATACGTGACGTAACAGGTGACCGGGATCGTGAACGTCGCCGTATCCGACAGCGAATCGTTCGGACGGTACGTCGTCGGTAGACCGACGATCACACACGGCGGGGGAAGGTTCTGAGGCGAATAGTCAAACGCCCGGAACCCGGCAGCGGTCAAAGCGTTCGCGATGGCGGTACGAGTAGTCGCGATGCTGGCCATCAGCCCACCACAAACCGGCCATCAGCGGCCGTTGACCGCCGATACGGTTGCAACAGGTCACGCACCACCCGGTTCGACCGGATCGTGGTGAACCCGCCGTCCGTGGTGAACGTGTCATACCCGCCGGTACGGGACCGGTAGAGCTCACCACACAACTGCAGGTGAGCCAACCGAACCGAGTCAGGCAACGCCGCCCAACCCCACTTACCGGTCACGCGAACATTCGGACGATCCGCGATCGGGAACCACAGAGAACCCGTCGACGTGATGTGCGTGTACGGCCAACCCGTTTCACCGGTCTGGCTGATCCCGTTTGCCGGCCACGCATACCACTGCGACGACGTCCAGTCGGTCGCATACGTCCCGTCGTTACCGGAATCAGACTCGACCAGCGTGATCGACCAGGCGTCGTCGATCATGCACAACGTTTCCGTCAACGACTGAAACACCCGTGTGGTCGCCGCCTGTGCCGGGTCCACCGTGAACGACCGGCCACAGAACTGGCGCACCTCATCCGACGCAGCCAGGTTGATCGCACCAATCAGCGCGTCATCAGCGTTGTCGGCGATCTCGAGGAACTGTTTCACCTCATCATCGAGCACCAGTGCAGCCATCAGTCAGCCTTTCGCCCTAGGTAACGGGTGTCGCCGGGGTAGCCCTCCTCGCCGTACACCATCGACAAACCGTGCGCTGTGCACACTGCGTCGACTTCGTGCAGTTCGACGTTCCGGTACCATTCGCCCGGTTCAGGGAACGGGCCACCGTTCGCGCCGTGCGGGCGGCGTCCTTTGCCGGCGCAGGTGAGTACCAGCCAGCCGCCGGGCTTGATGGCGTCGCACATGACGCCAAGCAGTTCCGCCCACCGTTCGGCGTGCTCGAGCACTTCGGTCGAGATCATCACGTCACACGGCGGGTTGCCGGGGATTGTCTGTTCGGCGTCGCCGACATAATCGACACCAGGGCCGGCGACCAGATCGAACCCGACCCAACGGGCGTATGTCTGTGGGACCAGGTCACGGGTTGCCCCGTTCACATCCTGAGCCCCGACCTCGTACACCAGCGCGCCGGTGTAGTCGACCTCGTTGCAGGACTTCACGAACGCGATCACTTCCGGGTGCATGTCACACCCCCAGGAAGATCGTGTCGTGCGGCTGGTCGAACGTCGGAGCCGGTTCGGGTGAGTAGTAGTAGACCGCCAGCGACTTACGCCAGAACCCTTCACTGGTCGGTTCGGGGTGGCCATGCCACGACGTGTCCGACGTGGCGAACATTGCCGTACGGTTGAACACCGGTTCCACGGTGACTTCACGTTCGGCACCAAGGTAGAGCTGGCCACCATGCTCGGGTTTCCATCCGAGGTTCAGGTACACGAGACAGTTGATGCGCCGGTACAGGCCGTTGTGGTGCTGGTTGAAGTCGACGTGCATATCGAGCTTGCCGCCGGGTGGGATCATGTGCATCCCGCCGCCCCAAATGTCAGCGGTCAAACCGGGGATGTTGAACGCCATCCCCAACAGACCGCACCACTCCGGGTCATGTAGCTTCGCGAGGACACGTTGCACCGGCATCGGGAGCGATGTCGTCGGGCCGGTCGACCCGAACTTGACCTCACGATCATTTGCGAACCGGCGCCAGATCGGATGCTGCGGCGGTGGGAACGCGTTCATTGCCGCATACAGGTCGGCGTTGTCCCACAGTCCGTCCTCGACGGCGTGCGGGAACGGGTCGGGGTGCACGGTGATCATCGCAACCCCCCGAACTTGCGGGCACGTTGTGCGAACAGCGCCGCGTCCGCCTGTGCGTTCGCTTGGCCCTTCTCGTACACGTCATCCTTGGCGGCTTTGCCGTTCAAATGGTGCAAGTGCTCAACGTGTGAGCCGAGCGCCATCGCCCACTGTTCACGCTGTTTCGCAGCCGTCACGATCTCGTCGTCCACATACCAGTGGGTGTAACCCTCATGGCAGACGACACCGGGACCGTCCCACGACGCGCCGACCGCTTTCACATAGTCGGTGCGGATCAACAGGTGGGTGGCGTGTTCACCGGCAAGCACTCTCGGGTTGAGTAGGTCGTTGGTGCCGACCACTGCAGCGTTGTGGCGGTTGCCGACGAACTGTGCATGATCCAACCAGCCCGGATGGAACCGGACATCGTCACCGACGATGAACACCCACGGCGTGTCGACGTCTCGCATCGCCCGGTTCACCTTCACCGCGAAACTGCCAGAGTGCACGATCCGTTTCGCGCCGGCCTTGTCGACCTCTGCCCATTCGATCAGGTCGTTGTCTTCGCACACGAACACGACATCGGCGAGCCCGGTCGACGCCCGCAACGACTCGACCAGCGGGGCCACGTTCTGCGGACGGTGCAATACCGGCACAATCACCGTCACCCGTTCCTTCGCCGGGGGTGCCGACAAGCGAGCAAAGTACGACGGTTCCGACAGGTACTCCCACTTGTGATGATTCGTCCGCACACCGGTGTGCACGAAGATCGGAGCATCCACAGCGATCGCACGCAGACAGAACGACAGATCCTCACCGAACGGGACATCGTTCTTCGGGTGCGGAATGCGGTCATACCATGTGTCGCCGAACCGGTCGCGAATCCGTTGGAACACCGACCGGTGGATCAACACGAACGCCGAACCGGTACCACCAACCTGGATCAGTTCGTTGACCGGATAGTCATAGATCGGTGAAAACCCGGCTTTGTCGTCCCGTTCGTCGAGCGCGTACACGGTCGGGAACATCTGGAACATCTGGCCGTTGGTGCCATCATCGGCGACCGGTTTGTTACCGAAACACAACCCGCCAACGATCGGCCGATCGGTCGGGTGCGCGCACGCCATCAGCCGCTCGAGCGAATCGAACGACCAACCCATATCCGAGTCAACCCACCACAACCAGTCGGCGTCCCGCTCATCCAAGAACGATCTGGCGACCTTGTTACGTGCGGCGTCGTAGCCGGCCTCGTTGCCGTACTGTGCCAGATAGCCGCCCCGGAGAAGCGATTGCGGGCCACCGGGACGGACGTCGTACATGAACGAAGACGACATCGACACATGCCACGAATGGGACACGTCGGCCTGGTGGAGGTAGGCGACACATACAGAGTCAGCCGCCACGCTTCACCGACCGCCTGTTGCCCGGGTTCGCTGTCGCCTGCTCAACGATGTCGCCATACGAGTTGTACACGGTCGGGGTATCCGCAAAGAACTGCGGATACTGGCGGACCACCGGATCGTCGGCCGCATACGCACGACCTGGGACAAGTTGAATCGGGACGGGTCCGAGCTGAACGGACCCGCCAGAAACACAGAACACGTAAGCCATGAGGGGTTCCTTTGGGCTGTGGGCTGGTGGGCTGATTCGTCCCCCGGTGGCGCAGCCCACACCGCCGGGGGACGACCTACGGCTGCAACCAGTCGACGCGCTCAGGCGCGAACGGCCAGCGGCCGACATCACGACTCGCACCCCAACCAGCGTTCGTGGTTCGGTGGTCGTAGATGTAGAGAACTCGCGGAACGAACGCGTGACTGGTCAGCTTGCGGGCAATCGCCTGCATCCACCACCGGTCGGCCATGTAGTCGTTCCGCAACGGTTCACCCAACCACAACGACCGTTTCGTGATCCCCTTTGGGGACGGGCCGTGATGGTTGGTTTCACGATTCATTCGTTCCACATCACCGGCAGTGTCGGCGATCCCGTGGAACCGATCATCAATCCACTGCAGGATGCGGAACCCGACAAAGTCGGGCCGGTCACGCAGCAGCGGCAGGATCGACGTCACATAGGCGCCGTCCAAATAGTCGTCGTCGTCGACGACCGTCATGTAGTCGCCCCGTGCCCGCTGGGCGGCAAGGTTCACCTTGTCACCCAGCAGACCGGGACCTGGTACGACGAGGCATTGCACCTCGTCGGTCATTTGCTCCGTGATCGACCAGAGGCAGCGAGACAGCAAAGATTCGCGGCCTGGGATGGTGGGGACCACGATCGTCAACAGCGTCACGCCGTCCCCCCCCTTCGGGCTCACATCAAACGGAGCTGGTCATTGGTTCTGCAAAAGCAGGATGGGCAGACCCGACGTGGATGCCGTCGCGGCACCCATCACGTCAGCGCCCGTCCTCCACCAGCCATACACGCCACGGCTACCCGTCGGCCGGCCGTTGCCGGTCGAGAACAGGTGCGGAATGAACTCCACCGACAGACCGATACGGTCGTAGATGTAGAACTGGCTATGGTCACCGAAGGTGAGCAGGTTCTGCGCGCCCGTGGTGAGGGTGGCCGGGGCCGGGTAGTCCGACGACTCGTACAGCGGACGCCCGAGCGGGGCGAAGTCGTACGAACCGGTCAGGTCGGAGGTGTAGGCGTGGCCGAGAGCCGTGCCGAACGCGCGGATGCGGTTCGCCACGTTCATCGACGCAACCCACGACGCGTTCTGACGGTAACGCGGGCCGAGGTTGTTCATCATCTTGTACAGGTCCTCAACACCGAACGAACCGTCCGTGGTCGGCGTGATCTCTGCCCAGGTGGTGGCGTCGAGTGCGGTGATGACACCCTTCGGCTGGCCCGAACCGGTACCGGACGCGAACGCCGTCGACTCCAGGCGGGTCTTCGCCTCGGCGAACAGCATCGCCAGTTCGGCCACGACGGCAGCACCGTCGCCTGCGAACTCGACACTGAACGGCACGAACGCCGCCGCCTTCGCTGCGGTGATCGTCGGCCGGGTGAACGCCGGGTCGTCGTCCGACACTTCGGCAGCCTCAGCGTCCCACGAAGCCGTCACACCAGCGGTGTACAGGCCCTCCCAAATGTCAGCGGTGCCGGTCTTGATGGTGCCGACCTGACGGAACGGGTTCATCGCACCGGCGTTGAACATCTGGATCTGCGGGTCGAACAGCTCGGGGATCACCGTCGAGTCCGAACCGTTCGACCAGGCGCGGGCCTCGTCGAGCGCACGGGCCTCCTCGGCCGTGATCTCCTTCACACCGGTGACCAGCTTGGCGAAGCCACGGATGTACTCGGGGCGCATCGTCGCAAGGAACTGCTCGGCGGTGCCCTTCGTGTTCTTGTCCTGCACGGCGACCATCCGCTCGATGTGCTCGCGGGCGCCTTCGGGGGCGTAGCGGGCCACGGACTCGTCGTCGAGGACGCGCATGGTGGCGTCGCGCAGTTCGCCCGGCTGACGGAGCGAACGGATGTCGTAGCCGTAGCGGTCGACCGGCTTGATGAAGCTGGGGGCCACACCAGGCTTGAGGGTGCCACGCTGGGCGATGTCGGCGACGGCGGCGGCGCGGGCCTCGAGCTTCGAGACTTCGGCCTCCAGTTCGCCGGCCTGACGCTGTGCGACGAGCGTGTCAAGCTCGGCGTCCTGCTCGGGGGTGATGTCGTCCAGGTTCGCCAGTTCGAGAATGCGAGCGTTACGCTCCTCAATCTGCGCCTGGAGGGATTCGATGCTGTGCATCAGTGCCTCCTCAGAGGTTCAGGGCTTGCACAAGGGCAAGCCGTTGGTTTCTGGTGCGCGTCGAGTGGCGGGGTGCCGGGTCGTCGCTGGCGGCGGGTTCGTCTGCAGTGCCAGAGGCGGGTGCGTCGGAAGTGCCGAGAATGTGGATGCCGGCGGCACGCTCAAGGGAGCGCAACGCGACCGACGTGTCGAGATAGGCCGGATGGACAACCGGGCCGAGCTCGTACAACTTGACTTCTTTCAGGGTGCGTACGTGTTCGCCACCGGCACGGGTCCAGGTGTCTTTCACGACAGAGAACCGGAACGACATACCGGTGATCGCTTCGCCGTTGATGGCGTCACGCAACGGTTCGGTCATCCAGTTGTCGAACAGGCGTGCCTCGATGTAGAGGCCGCGTTCGTCTTCGCGTAGTTCCTTGATCGACGCGATCGGAACGGAACCGATGACGGGGTGGGTGCCGTGGTCAAACTGGATCACCGGCTTATGGGCGTTGATCGACCGTTTGAACGCGCCCGGTGCGACCACCTCAGTGAAGTCGCCTTCATAGTTCGCGATGCGGGTCGGGCTGTTGAACACTGCGGCATAGCCGGTCAGGGTCAGGCCGTCGCCGACATCGGCGTCACGGGTGAGGGTGAACGGGGCGATGAGGGTGCGCGACTCGGGCTCCGCGTTCACGGGCGCGTCGATCACGTCGGGTGCGTCCATGTGGGACTCCCTTCTTGTCAGCCGTGCAGGCGGCAGAACTCGTCAACGGGAAGGCGGGCCACGTCGACAAGCCGGGAGTCACCGGCGGGCCAATCCCACCAGGCGATTCGGTCGAGTACGTCAGCCCACGGATGGTGCAGTGGTCGTGGCCGGCAACGGGCTGGATTGCCGACCGCGACGTGGTAGTGCGGCACATCAGAGGCGACGACGGCGTAGGCGCCGATGATCGCTCCGTTGCCGATGGTGACGCCGCCAAGAATGCGGGCGCCTCGTCCGATCCACACGTCGTTACCGATGCGGATAGGACCTTTGTGGTAGGCGGCGGGGTATTCCCAGCCGATCCGTTGGAACGGAAACGTGGACACCCGGTCGATCTGGTGCATCCCGCCGGGTAGGAACTCGATCGCGTTGGCGATGGAGCAGAACTTTCCGATGGTGATGTCTGCCGGGTCGGTTTCGCCGTAGCCGTGTATGTGGATGTCTTCGGCGCCGTACGTGTAGTCGCCGACGATCACGCCGCCTCCAGCAGCACCAACGCGATCGCTTCCAGTTCACGGTTCAGGTCGAGTTTGCGTTTGAACAGTTCGTCGAACGTTGCAGAGTTGGGACGGTCGGGTGGGCCGGCGTCACCGGTCGCGATGGCGGTGTCGTCTTGTTCGGTGACGTTGGCTGTGCCGGTGACGGAGCCGCCGCCGACTTCGCCGGTCGCGGTACTGGTGTCGGACGTTTCGGTGGTGCTGGACGCCCCGAGCACGGTTGTCGTACCGGACGCGGTAGCCGTGTCGGATGCTTCGGTGTTCGTACTGGACCCGACGACCGTTGTCGTACCGGTGGCGGTCGACGTGTCCGCCGCCTCAGTGTTCGTACTAGTGCCGACGACTGTGGACGTACCCGCAGCGGTGCTGGTGTCGTTCGTCTCGGTTTGTGAGCTCGACCCGACAACCGTTGTCGTACCGGACGCGGTACTGGTGTCGGATGCTTCGGTGACGTTTGCGCTACCAGTGATCGCGGTCGTGTAGTCCTCTCGGACTACAGCATCCACACCGTTCTCGAGCAGGACTTTCGATCCGGCTTCGTCCAGAATGAAGCCGACCGCCATCGTCGCCCCTTTAGCTCAAGTCGCAACCGAACACAGCGAACCCGGACCCGGCGTTCATGTTGGCGCCACCAGCGGTCAGCATGGTGATCGAACGAATCTGCTGCGCTGTGTTGACCCATTCACCACCGGCGACCATCTCGATAACCGGGATCGTTGCCGCTGCGCCTGAACCCGGTGGGCATCTATCGCTCCCACCAGCCAATTTCGACTTCGTATGTGGGGGCCGTTGTTGCACCGGACGGGTACCACAGGTGGAAGTTGATCGAGTCGCCGCCACCGATGATCACCGGGGACATCGGCGAATAGAACATGGTTGCCGCTGTGGCAGGGGCTGCAGCGCCCGCGACGGACAGCATTGGCGGCGTGTTCGCCGCACCAAAATCCCAATAGAACTGGTCGCCTGTCACCATCGCCGGAGCGGCACGACGGGCAAACGCCATACGTGCCACGGTGCGGGCACTACCCGACGCAGCGGTCAGGGTGACAGCACCAAAGTTGACGGTCGCGATGGTCGCACGCGAGTTGTCCATGTTGACGTTCGTCGGGGTGATCGCCGTACCACCCGAGCTGTACCGGTTCGTCGAGTCAATCGTGATCGCACACTCGATCGAGGTCGCTGCCGTCATCGAGATCGCCGTCGCACCCGTGACCAACCGCACATAGTCCAGATAGATGCGCTTCGCACCTTCAGAGTCGGTGTTGTTGATGCAGAACAGTGCAGCGGTCGAAGAGAACGCGGTGGTCAACGCGTGGATGATGCCGGTACCAGGGGTGGCGTTGACCGCTTTGAAATATGAGCCCTCATCGGCGAGCGGGTACGTCGTCGGTGACAACGGGGTGGTGACCAGTTCGCCGTAACCGGACACACGCGGCTGCAACTGTGAAGCGTCCGCCACCTTGGTCGGGATCGCGCGACTTGTCTTCGCGTAAATCTGCGGCATGGGCTTATCCGATCGTGTAGCAGAGGGTCACGGTTTCACTCACCGCCGAAGGGGTCGGGTCGTCAAACCCCCAATCCAGGCAGGCGACACCGACATCAAATGACCCGTTCGACACCGACAACACGGTGCACAGGTACAACAGGCCAAGGTCGGCCGAATCGTCGGTCGTGTTCGGCCGGCGGATCGAGCACACAATGTTCGACGTGGACAACACGTTCGCGTCGGTGACGGTGACGCGCCGATAGGTGTCGCCATCGGTGAACGGGATCGACGCCGTCGACACCAGCCCCACACCAACGTTCGCGGCGGTGATGTACTTCGTTGTACCCGATGCCGCCATGGTCGTGTCGGACACGTCGACCACAACGAACAGGTCCGACTTCGCCAACCCGGTCAGTGCGGTGAGCGCAGAAATCTTGGTATCGGGCACGGCTAGGCGTTCCCTCGGTTGATCACGAACGACGTGACACTGACCGGCTGCGTGGCGACAATCGACGTCGTTGTCAGGGTGAGGTCACCACCGCCACCGGTTGCGGTCACCGTCCCATCCATCACATGTGTCGTCCCGTCCGCTTTCACGATCCGGAACCATGTCGCCGTGCCGGTCGCGTCTGCGGACGCATCCTGTGTGATGCTCGAAAGTGTCAACGCGGCAGCCGACGCCGCAGCAGCGAACGGGGTTCCACACGTCAGCTCGGCGAGCAACGTTTGCGACGTGATCGCCGCACCCGTCGCCGGTTGAGTTGCCGTGTAGATCCGCAACTTCGCACCGTTCCCTGCGAACGTGGTGATCGCGTCCAGTTGTGCATTACGGAGCCCTGTTGCGTATCCGAGCGCCATCAGTCCTCACTCACGGTCGCGCCGACAATGTTGCCGGCCTTGTCCTTCTGGAACTTCACCGTCTTCCGCGACGGTCCATCGTCCTGCTCAGGCACATTCACCACAATCTGCGGCGACACCTGCACATTCGGTGTCGGCACGTTCACCACCGCCGGTTCAACCGTCGTACGCGCATCCACCGTGACCGGAGTCGGTTCCACATTGATCACGTTCTCCACCACCGGCGGCGGCGTCGTAATGTTCACCACCGGCGCCTCCGACCGCTGCTCCGGCGTGTGCACATCAACCTGCACCTGCGCCGCCGGCACATCAGCCCGAGAATCAATGTTGAACGTCAACTGCATCGGCTGAGCCGGTGCCACGATCGCCGTACGTGCCTCCGTGAGCTCGTCTGCCGCACGCTGCGGCGGTACAGGCTGCGACGCACCAGGCTCCTGCAACTGGACGCTGTACAGGCCCGTATGCTCGAGCCGCGAAAAATCGCCCGACACAACCGCGTCACGCGCACTATCCGGCTTGTAACCGGCACGGATCAGCGACTCAATCGTGTTCGCCTCCATCGCCTTGATGTCGGCGGCATCCTTCACATCTTCCTGCAGGAACGAAACGTCCCGCTCATCAATCCACAACCGGGACCCGGCCGGCGGCGGCACCAGCACCGCGAACGCCGAACACGTCGCACGCCACAACGGACGCATCGTCCCATCAGCAAACCGGCGACGGGCGGCACCATAGTTGCCGGCGTTCAACGACGAACCCTGCAACCCCTCAGAGAACCCGGCCAACACCGGCGACACACCGGCCGCTGCAGCGATACGGGACTCGCCCGCACCTTGCAATGCCTTCATGTCCATCTGTTGCATGTTTTGACCGACAACAGTCGGATCGAACCCTGCACCCAGGATCAGGGTCTTACCAACCTGGTCGACTCCAGTGTTGCGGGCCTTGATCGCCTCACGGGCCTCGACAACCTGTTCCTGCGAAATACCCGGCTCAGCCTTCAAGATCAAACCAGGAACGGCAGCATTGTCGAGCAGGGCCGTCTTGTAGCGGGTCATCTTCGCGTCCGCGTCCGCGTCTGGCAGGACTGCCCGCAACCATGACGTGCCACGGCACGGCATCGTCGGATCAGGCAACAGTCGAACGTGTGCAACCTCGTCCGCCAGGAAATAGGTAGCAGGTTTCTGCCGGTCAGGCTGATAGGCGTAACCGATCACAACCTCGCCCACACAGTTCACCCCCGACGCGTCGAGGATCTCCTCCATGACCAGGGTGGTGTGCAACGGGTTCAACCGGACGAGCCGCCGGTCGTTCTCGATCCAGTACGAGTTGCCGTACACCGACACGTCACACTCGACCGCCGCCAACAGGTGCGACGTCCCGGCACCCGGCCACGGCTGCTCGAGCAGCGACAACGACGGCGTCCCGTACAGTTCCCCGGGCCGACCGTTCTGCCAGTTCTGAAACTTGAACGTCGCCTCGGCGAACACCGACACCCGAAAGTTGAGCACCGCCGACACGGCAGCGTTCGACGCCACAAACTCTGCAGCCTTGTGATCGAGCTGGCCGGCCGTGTACTGGATGCCCTGAAACGAGAATCGTTCCAACGTCCGCAGATAGTCGTTGAACCCTCCACGGGTTTCGACCGTCGGGCGAGGGCGCAGCAGATTCTTCAGCATCGGCTACACCCCTTTCTCGTAGGCGATCAGCCACACCAGGCCACACGCCGCCAACACCAACACCCCTGCACCGACACCGGCAGTCGCATTCACGGAACCGACCACCAGGCCGGCACCGAGAGCAAGCAACACGAACAGGACCAGCTCGAGAGCGTCAATGAACTTCATGTCACTCCCAGGTGATCCACCCGTCCGTGCGGGGCTGGTCATTCCTTGCGGCCCACGCGGCAAGCGTGACCGTCATCAACGGTGAAATGTCGACCGTCGACACACGACGAGTCCACGCCCACCCCTCACCGATCGCCCGCACCGCCGCCCCATACACCGCCTGATCCAAAGGGATCTGACCACGGTGCCGCAACTTGTCGTCGTTCACCAACTGCTTGAGATGTGCACAGGCTTTGACCAGATCCGTAGTGGACACCTCGACCACCGGCACCTTCACCGACAACAAGTCAGGGATCAACGCCGCCGCCGCCGCACGCGGATCAAGATGCACCGGCACCTTGAACTTCGCGTGCATCTTGCGGAGCACCTCGACAGCGTCCGATGTTGCGGTCAACCGTTCCACAACCTCGACGTGACACAACCCGTCCGCCCGAACACCGGCGACACCGATCGACACCCACGACAAATCCGGTGACACATCAACCGCGATCGCCGGTTTGCCTTTCATCTCGGACTGTTCGTCACGACACTGTGGCCACTGCGGCAACTCCGACATGCCGGCGTCCTGGCCGAGCACCACCCCGAGCCGTTCCACCGCGAACCCTTCCGGGGACATCAACGGCAGCTCGTTCCGTTCGATCCACTCCTCAGAAATGCGAATCCCTAGGCCCGGGTTGGCGGCGTACCAGTTGTCCCGGTCGTACGGATCAGCACCCGGTTCACACGACCACTCAGCAAAAAACGCATTCTGCAAAGTGCCGTCGATGCAAGCGTTCCTCACCCGGTGCAGCACGTCGGACTCGGGTAGCGGCGCCGACGACGTGTACACCATCATCGGTGCACCCTCGGCCCTCATCGACTGCGCCGAGAGCGACGGCAGGATCGCATTCACCTGCTCATCCGACAGATACAGCGCCTCGTCGAACACGACAAGCTGGGGTGAACCACCGCGCGCCGACTTCTTGCCACGCGTGATGAACTCCAACCGTTGCCCGGTATCGCTGCGAACGATCGCTTCTTTGCCGTTCGCGTTGTAGAACTGGCACACCTTTTCCAGCTCGGGGTTGCCTTTGATCAACGCAACCATCCGCAACTGATGATCGGCAGCAGTCTTCGCCAGGTGTGCCGTGTGGATCATTCGTTTCCAGCCGAACAGGAACAGGCCGGCGAGCTCCAACGCCTCGAGCACACTGTTCTTCCCGTTCTGGCGGGGCAACAACAGCAGACCAGTCGACGCCGCCCACCGGCCATCGCGCCGCTCCGACAACATGCCTTCAAGGCACCAGCGTTGCCAATCGTCCAACACCAGCCCACACGATTCGGCCAGGTCACAAACTTCCTCGGCAGCGTGTGACACGGCGTCCGGGGGCAACAGTGACAACCGGGGGCGTTGATGCCCGATGCGATGCGTCAGAGTCGGCACTTACACCGCCTTCAGGTTCGCCCTCCGTGCAGCACGCTTCTGCTTGGCCTGTTCCAACGGGCTGGACGGAACGGCTTCAGGTAGCTCGGCAAGTTCTTTCAACGTCTGCCGGTACTGGCCGGCAAGCTGTGCCAACACCGATGGTTCGGCGGCGTCCATTGCGGCAGCGAGCGAATCCCGCACCGCCTCCAGCGCCTTACGACGATCGTTCGACTGTGCAGCCTCGAGGTTGTTCATCAGTACCACCGCCTCGACGGGTTCAACTCGCGACGCTTGTGGCCGGCCCTCGCACCCGCCGACTGATTACACGACGAATGCTCCGGCATCAGCGGAGAGGTCGGGTCACCGTCGAACACATGACCGGCGTGCCACACCACATCCGGGTCCGACGATCGAGCCTGCGCCAACGTCTTCCCACACCGCCAGCACGTCGTGGCCGGGTCACCGTACGCCAGATCACGCACACGCTTGGCGCGCGTCGCGTAGCTTCCCTGGTAGTGGGTGCGATTGTTCGCTGGCAATGTCACACCAGGCGCAATTGCGCCGGACCTAGGTGGATGCGCTTCAGGTTGCAGGACTCGTAGGCCACTGACCGCACCTCCGGGGCGCTTCACGTTGGCGATGGGTCCCCCCGGTACCTCCGGGGAGAGATTTCCG